TCATTTATTTCTTTTTAGGCGTTTATAGTCATTCCAGCTAATTCCCGTTTGGAATGTAGCATGTTTGAAATATGGGTCTTTACAACAATGGTACATGAAAACAACAACAGATATTAACCCATGTAACAACATTATAGTCCATAGGATTAGTGCCATTCCAAGAATATTCATAATGGTTGGCTTTTCTACCAAAGAGAGTAAATACCCAAGATAATGTAAGAGTCCAAACAAGACGGCCACTATCAAACTTATAATCGCTGTAAGTATAATAGTACCTAAAAAGTGCAAGAAGTGTTTCATTTCTCCACCATCTTCTCGTAAAACTTTATCAGCCTTTCTTTCTCTGCAAGAAGAGCCTCCAAAGCCTTGACACGTTCTTCCCATATTGCAGCACTTACATCGCCATTGATGTTATCATGCGCTCCATGACCATTAACTTGATTATTGTTACCAGATAACGACACCGCATTTGATGTACCAGACAAATCATCAGTGTATTCCTTGAAGAAGTTATACTCCAATGCTTCGCCTATTGTTACCAACTTGTCTGTATCAATACTTGATTTATCCAGTATCCTATTTACGTTCTGTTGTGGTATGCCGATTTTTCTGCCAAATTCAGACTTAGACATACCGAGTTCATTAAGCCTTTGCTCGATGACTAACCCGATGTTTACTCTTTCAATTCTCATAAGCATTTCCGATTTAGATAAATCATTACATAGTTAATAATTCTTAAATCCAAACAGAAACCTACTCGTTTATGATGTAGGTAAATCTATTTTGATTACCTTTGCGGTATAAAGTTATAAATAAATATCGAAATAATGAACGAAACATCTAAAAATCAGCGCAAAAAGTCTCTGCTCGGGCAACTTTCAAACCTTGCAGTTGGCGAAGAACTGACCGTTCCTGTTAGCCGTTCAAGCTACCTCAAATCAATTTGTGTTAGTTTCGGCTTGCAGTGGGACAAGAAGTTTTCAACCTCGACAAACCGAGAAGAGCGCACAATCACAGCAACAAGAATTTCATAACACTTACACTACAATGAAAAAGTCAATCATCACCTCCGTACTCCTCCTTGCAAGCCTCATCAGCTGCAACACCACAAAACAATTGTCTAACGAGGAACTCGACCGCATCAGTTGGTCGGCATTCTGCAAGGACTTCGGCTATAACGAACAGGCCGACCGTGACAACGAGCAAGCCATCAACGACTACCTCGATGCTTGGCGCGGCTCCGTGTCCGAGGAAGAGGCATTTGCAAAACTCGGTATCACGCAAAGCTACTAAGCCATGCCCAACCAGTTCTGCAAATCCTGCAAGCAGTCCTACAACGCCATCAACGGATGTTACTGCACCCTGCTCAACCGCTACGTTGAGCACACAAAAGAGCCTCCATGTTCAAACCCTATAAAATCAGACAAGAAATGAAAAAAGCAATCTCAATTTTCCGCATCGCCATTCTCGCCCTCATGGGCAGTGTTGGCGTACTCTTCCTCCTTGGTGAGGAACAGGACGAAACTGTACTCTCGTTTTTCCTGCATTTCCTCTTCGACAAGGTGTTTGGCCTTGCCATGCTTGCCGCAATGTGTGTGCTCTTTTGGCGTTGGTGCAAGACCGACAACTGGCTCAAAGCCATTAATGAATGGTGCGAAGAGATAGACGCACAAGCCGGAGATTAAAGGATAATGGACTACCTCAACTTCTCAGACATGTGCGTCAAGTATTCTACGTTCCTCGATGATGTGGCCGCAAGGGTCGTGCATCTGCTCAAGCAGGATGCCAACGACCCGGAGTTCATCAGCCAGAACAAAGCATTTGAAATGTTCGGGCGCGGAAATGTGGAGCGTTGGCGCAAGCAGGGAAAGGTAACAGCCTACAAGCGTCCGGGCAAGGTCGAATACCGAACAGCCGACCTGCGGCTCTTGCAGCGGATACAGCAAGATTATCTTGGCAAGTAGCCTCAACTGCCGCAGATAGAATGCGCTAATCGGATAGGCGCAACCCACGGAGGGCAATCAACTCTGCTCTGGTCATTAGGTAGGTTCAACTCCTCCCTGCGGCTCAACTGAATAAAATTTTAATCACATTCAATTTCATACAACTATGAGTCAAATAGAAATTACAGTCAAGCTGCTCAACGAATTGCAGCCGACAGAAATCGTCCGCAACGACAACGTGCGCGACAAGTTCATTCAGATCTACGATGCCATGTGGTCGCAGTCCACTGGCGTGTCGGGCGAAGCTGCCTACGAGAAAGAGGCTCGCAACTTCAACCGTCTGCTTTCCGAGAAAGAGGACGTGCGCAAGAAATGCAGCCATTTTTCCCTCTTCACCTCGTTTCTTGATGTGGCTATCTCTGGCCTCACCCTCGACCCCGGCACCAAGGCGCAAGCCTACCTCCTCGCACACTCCATCGCTGTTGACTCCTATGTGGACGACCACGGACAGAAGAAGAACCGCTACGAGACGCAGTGCGTCCTCACCGTCAGCGGCTATGGCGAGTTGGTGCTTCGCGCTCGTTGCGGTCAGATACGCCATGCCGACAACCCTGTCGTCGTCTATGAGGAGGACAGCTTTGAGTTTGGCGAGCGCAACGGACAGAAGTTCGTCAATTACACCTGCCGTCTCCCTCACCAGTCCGGGCGTATCGTGGCTTGTTTCATGAAGATTACACGTGCCGATGGCTCTGCCGACTATGCCGTCATGCTGCCCGAAGATTGGGCGCGGCTCTCCAACTACTCCGCTCGTCAGAACTCAAAGTTCAACTATCAGACCAAGCAGTGGGAGAACGGCAAGCCCAACGCCCTCTACACCGCACAGGGCGGACAGATAGACCCCGGCTTTCTCGTTGCCAAGTGTATCAAGCACGCTTTCAAGACTTATCCCAAGGCGCGTATCGGCCATGCCACACAGTTGGAGTCACAGCAGGTTGACGAGACAGAAATCTCTGACGACATCTACGGCATCACCGACAATGGCGAACAGGTAGATACTGCCACAGGCGAGATTATTACCGACCGTCAGCCCGAACAATCCTTTGCTCCTGCCGACAACACAGCGGCTGGCGTAACCGTTGATCCTGCGGCAAATGATGATGACGACACTTTCTAATCCCTAACAACCGACAACTATGAGTGAACAAGCAACAAATACCGATTTGACCATCGTGCGCAAGGAGAACGTGCAGATGATAGCGCAGACTGCGCCCGAGGTGTACAAGAACAACACCATTTCTTGCAAGAAGTGTACCGACTTCGGCAAGCGGCTCCTCGTCCAAATCAAGGAGCACGGCATGACTGACGAACTGGATATGCAGTGCGCCACCTACATCAACAAGGCTCGCAACACGGTGAAGAAGATGAACACCAGCCGTTCTGCCATCACTAAAATCTTTGACCAGATACGCTCGGAGTTCACAGGCATGGAGAATGCCATCGACCCCACCAAGACAAACTCTGTTCCCTACCAGATACAACAGGCTCGCAATGCCTACGCTGCACAGAAACGTGCCGAGGAGGAGCGCAAGCGCAGGGAGGAGATGCTGCGCCAACAGCGTGAGCAAGCCCTCGCTCGCTACAAGGCTGACGTGGAGGACGACTACAAGCGGTCATTTAACACCCACACCACCAATGCCATCAACTCCCTTACCGAACTTAACGCTGCCATCACGCTCGACAACTACGAGGCGCAGTGCAAGGCTATCAAGCAGTTTCCTGTCAAGCTGCCCAATGATTGGGCTGCAAAGACTCCCTCCAATGTCCGCATTCCTGCCGAACTTGCCGACATGCAGGACAAACTCCGTGAGGTGCGCACATCTATCGCCCTCAAACTCATGGAGCAGTTTGCCAAGCAGTACGAGTTTGAGGTGGGCGACTACCGCGACAACATTCTCGACACACTGCCGTCCAAGAAAACCGAATTGGAGCGTATGCAGAAAGCCAATGAGGAAGAAAAGGCTCGCATGGCTGCTGAACTGAAAGCGCGTGAGGAGGCCGAGGCAAAACGCATTGAGGCTGAACGCAAGCGCAAGGAGGAGGAAGAGACGGCAAAGAAGAAGATGCAGCAGGAAGCGGCCGAAGTGGGCAACCTCTTTGGACAACAGGCCATCGTTACCCCTGCCGGGTATCAGCCCAAGACTTCCGTCAAGAAACGTCTTGTGTTCCACGATGCGCAGGGTGTCCTCGCTGCCTTGTCTCTTTGGTGGTCAAAGGAGGGACAATACCAGTCTGTCGAAGACCTTTCAAAGGTGTTCAAGAAACAGATTACCTACTGCGAGAAACTCGCAAACGACAAAGACCACCCCGAATTTATCAGTTCAACATCTGTCTCTTACGAGGACGAAGTTAAAGCAAAGTAAACGATTATGTACGAAAGTGGATATTACCCGGCTGGCGCGGAGTACGACCCTCGCGCCCCATGGAATGAGCGTGAGCCTACAATGATTGAGTGTGCGGCTTGTGGCGGCAAAGGCTATCACTGGCACGCCTACGACTTTGAGGCCGACCGCGAAACGGAATGTACCGAGGAAACGTGGAAGTTGCTCCCCGAAACGGAAGAGGAGGCCATTGCCAAGCGCATGCACTTCATCAAGGGCGAAAAGGAGACCTGCGAAGTGTGCGATGGTGAGGGCGAAGTGGAATATGAACCCGATTACGATGACTATGACGAAGATTAAGCCTATCATCAACCCAGACGAATACTATCAGCGCAGTGAGGTCAGCAATTCTGACCTTACTGAACTGAAGAACCAGCTCCACCCACACATGCAGTATGGCGACCGTGAGGCGGCATTCCGCTTTGGCTCTATCGTGGATGCCATCATCACCGAACCCTCGCGTGTGGACTTCCTCCACATGACGATTGATGGTGAGCAATGCTCCGAGGAAGAGTTCCTCCACGCTCGCGAAATGCAGCGTGCGCTCCGTGCCGAGGCTCGCAGAGACCCATTCCTTGCCAAGGTGCTGGAGTTGTCCGAGACGCAGTGCTTTATGGTCAACAAGCAGCAGCCTTTCGATAATAGCGGTTTCCATTTCACGCTCGACACGCGCTGCAAGTGGGACTGGTGGCTACCGTCCTGCCATTTCGGTGGCGACCTAAAGACTACGTTCGCCTCCACACAGGCGGAGTTCGACAACGCTGTCGATTTCTTCGATTGGGACAGGTCGCGTGCCTGGTACATGGACATAGCCCATTCCGACCGCGATTTCATCTATGCCATCAGCAAGAAGAACTGCCGCATCTTCAAGAAGTTCATCAAGCGTGGCGATGATACTTATCTCCGTGGTTTCGACAAGTACAACGAACTTGCTTTCCAGTATTGGGCTTTCTCTCTCGCATAATCACATAAAGAACAAAGTTATGACAAAGATACTTTCACCGAAAGTACAAATCAATCTGCTCAAACGCCTCAGACGTATGTGTCCCTTTGCCGTCTGGTCGGGACAATACGGCTACACCTGTGGCGGCATGAAGAATGGTGTGCGCTCGTCCTCTGGTATGGGGGCGCAGACAAAGGAGGCTCGCCACTGCCATTTGAATTGTATTGACCTGCGCAAGGTTGCGTTTCGCAATGGCTACGACATCACACTATCAACCCACAAACTCAATGCGTATGGCTGAAACACTCCAACATCACCTCCGTGTCGAACCCTACGACTACCAAAAGGAGGGCATTCTTGCCGGGCTGCGCTGGCATCGTTTCCTCATCGGTGACGAGCCGGGGCTTGGCAAGACGCTCCAAAGCATCGGTGTCGTGGATTGTGCCAACGCTTACCCCTGCTTGGTCATTTGTCCGTCCTCGCTCAAAATCAACTGGCAGCGTGAGTTCGAGAAGTTTACCGACAAGCACGCTCTTGTGCTCGACAACTCCGTGCTTACCACATGGCCGTACCTCCTCAAAATGGGTATGCAGCAGGTGGCCATCGTCAATTACGAGTCCCTGCGCAAGTATTTCGTGTGGGACATCAAGGGCGGCTCGCGTGGCGGTTTCCGCTTGAAAGATGTTGTGTTTACTCCCGACATCAAGTTGTTCAAGTCTATCATCATTGACGAGAGTCACCGTGTCAAAGACCCGTCCGCACAGCAGACCATCTTTGCGCGTGGCATTGCCGAGGGAAAGGAATACCGCATCTTGCTGTCTGGTACGCCTGTGGTCAATCGCCCTGCCGACCTCATTGCGCAACTCTCCATCATGGGACGCTTGCCCGAGTTTGGCGGACGATCCAAGTTTCTTGCCGAGTATGGCGGTGGAGAGATTACTAAGGAGAGGCGCAACAAGGAGGAGGAAGATGCTCCGCGCAACCTCGAACGGCTCTCTGCCGAACTCTACTCGCGCTGCATGATACGCCGCGAAAAGGCTAAGGTGCTTACACAGCTGCCCGACAAGACGCGCACCGACCTCATCGTGGATATTTCCAACCGTGACGAGTATATGCTTGCAGAACACGACCTTGCCGAATACCTGCGCCAGTACACCGAGTGCGACGACCTCGATATTCGCAGGAAGATGCGCATGGAGGCTTTGGTGAAGTTCATGACGCTGCGCTCGCTCTCTGCCAAAGGCAAGGTGAAACAGGCTATCGACTTCACGCGCACATTCCTCGCCAACGGCAAGCCGCTCATTCTCTTCTGCTCCCTGCATGAGATTGTGGACGAGATTAAGAAAGCGTTCCCCAAGGCGGTCTCCGTTACCGGGCGCGACTCCATGATGATGAAACAGGCGGCTGTCGATGCTTTCCAGTCGGGCAAGGCGCAACTCATCATCTGTTCCATCAAGGCGGCTGGCGTGGGCCTCACGCTCACGGCATCTTCCAACGTGGCCTTCGTTGAGTTTCCATGGACTTATGCCGACTGCTGCCAGTGCGAAGACCGTGCCCACCGCATCGGGCAAAAGGACAACGTTACGTGCTACTACCTGCTTGGCCGTTCCACCATCGACAGCACGCTCTACTCCATCATCCACAAGAAGAAGTCCATCGCCAACCAGATAATGGCCACCGATGACGACATTCCGCAGGATGAAATGTACTTCGATGAACTTGCAAGTCTGTTCCTCAATCCAGTGCAAGATGGCTGACCTCTGCAAGACCGACCTGCAAAAGGTCATTTCCTACCTCGATGAGGCTGCGAAGATTTACGATGCGTTGCCCATGCAGAAATGCAAGTGCCGCGCTTACATGATAACTCAATTAACAAACAAATTAAAATCAAAACTCAATCATGACAAAAAATGAATTGGCAAAGGAGGTTGCGGTTTCCGAGAAACTCCACCTCTCCACTACGTTCCAAGCCGTTGACGGCATTCTCCGTGTCATCAAGCAGACACTCGCCAAGGGTGAGCCTGTTATCATCCGTGGTTTCGGCACGTTCCAACCCACCGAGTGCAAGGAGCGTCCTGCACGCGATTTCAAGACTGGCAAGCCTGTCGTTATTCCGGCACACAAGTCCGCAAAGTTCCGTGTGAGCAAGGACTTCATCAAGTTTCTCAACGCTGAAGCAGGAAAGGAGGCTACCGTATGATGCTCTATGAATGTGGTGTCCGCTACGAGCGGACTATGGAGAACGGCATGACAAAGAAAGTCACCGAGCTGTACCTTGTCGATGCACTTTCCTTTGCCGAGGCTGAGGGACGCATCACAAACGAGATGGAGCCGTACATTTCGGGCGAGTTCGATGTGGTTACTATCAAGCGCACCAACATTTCCGAGATTGTAGAGGGGCTGTCCACTGCCGACAAATGGTTCAAGGCTAAACTCATGTACATCACCATTGACGAGAAAACAGGCAAGGAGAAGAAACAAGCGGTTCACTTCATCGACATCAACAACGCCCACATCTGTGTTGTCGAGCACATGAAAGGTTCTGTGATGGACTACGAGATTGCCACGCTTGACGAAACCAAGATTATGGATTTATTCCGCTACAAGGTTAATACGAGCGACAATGGCTAAGTTTTCTTCATTTGCTTTCCAAGGCCGGAATAAGTACGGCAACGAGCGTGTGGGCGGTCATGCCTCCAAGAAAGAGCATTACCGCGCTGCCCAGCTCCGCCTCATGGAGCGTGCCGGACTTATCTCCGACCTGCGGGAGCAGGTGTCCTACGAGTTGATACCTGCCCAGTATGGCGAGTGTGGCAAGGATTTCAAGGGGCGCGACACGCGCGTTCTCCTCGAGCGTCCCTGCCGTTATGTTGCCGATTTCGTCTATACCGACCGCGCGACAGGGCAGACCGTTGTCGAGGACACGAAAGGCGTTCGCACTAAAGAGTATATCATCAAGCGGAAACTCATGCTCCACGTTCATGGCATCCGCATAAAAGAGGTTTGATTATGGCACGAGACAGTTTTGTTTTCTATCGCAGTTTCTTTGAGGCTATCAAGCGTATGCCCATCGAAGTGCAGACCGAGGTTTACCCGGCACTCATTGAGTATGCGCTTGACAGCAAAGAGCCGAAAGGACTTTCCGACATCGCGCAGGGGGTGTTCATTCTCGTCAAGCCTAACATTGATGCGAGCATCGCACGCAAAGAGAATGGCAAGAAGTTCGGCAAGCTTGGCGGTCGTCCTCCCAAGAAAGGCAAGACTGCCTCGTCTGCCAAGTCTAAGGGCGAAGCCCCTACACCTCCGTCTGATTATTCGCTCTCCCTTGAGCAGGAGATTGACCAGATGAAAGCCGACCGCACATGGAATGAGCCTGTGTGTATGCAGTTCCACCTCGATGCCGATGAACTTGCCAAGCGTCTTGACGCTTTCCACAATCATTGCAAATGCGAGAATGACGGCAAGCCGCACTCCAACTTCAACGATGCCAAGCGTCATTTCTGCTCATGGATGCGCAAGGCTTACGCGCCTGTCGAGCATGACAGCGATGCGGAGCTGCCGCCTCCCTCGTATGAGTTCAACGGTGGCTTTGGCGGTCAGGACATTTAATCTATATGAGTTATGAACAATAAGCCATATCCCAAGACTCTCGTCACCGAACTTGCCAAGTTCGGCAAGCGGCCTACTGGCGATGCCGAATGGGACGCTTGCATCTTGCAGGCGTGCCGCAACAATCGCAAGAGTGCTCCTATATGGCTGTCGCTCCACGATGCTGCCCTGCGGTTTCGCGAGGAGGCGGAGAAAGTGCGTAAGCAAGCCTACAATCTTGCCGACCCCGATGTGTATTCAGCACACAGCGCATTCGTCATGCACATTGCCAACAACATTGTGCTTGCTCCGCAAAGGCGCAAGTTCATCGTTGACGACAACAACCGTGATGTGCTGCGTTTCCTGCTTTACTATTTCAACAACTGCCCTCTGGCAGAGGAGGTCTTTCCCGGTCGTGGCTACAAGCTGCACAAGAGCATCCTCATACAGGGCGGTGTCGGTGTGGGCAAGACGCTCCTCATGCAAATCTTCAGCGAGTATCTCCAGCGCACCAACAACCCTCGTTTCTTCTGGAACTTGTCGGTCACTCAGATGGTCAACTACTACACCATTCACAACAACCTCGACCGTTTCACCTACAACGAGGAGGAGTGCCGTGGTTTCAAGTGCAACCCTCAGAACGTGTGCCTAAACGACATCGGCATACAAGACCGCACATTCTTCGGCATGGACACTGGTCTCCTCACAGATGAGTTCCTGCACGCTCGCAACGAGATTTGGACGCAGTACGGCAAGTTTGCCCACCTCACCACAAACCTCGACAACAACGAACTTCAAAAGCGGTTCAAGCGCAATGACGGTTTCGGCCGTCTCGTTGACCGTTTCAAAACTTACAACGTAATACCCCTTATGGGAAAGAGTAGAAGATAATATGGACGCAAAATCATTTTTCATGCTTGTGCGTGAAATGCGTACAGTGCAAAAAGAATATTTCCGCCTCCGTTCACATGAGGCATTGACTAAGAGTATGGAGTTGGAACGGAAAGTTGATACAGAAATTCACAGAGTGGAGGACATCCTTGGACTTGACTCTCTATAAAAATGTAGAATATGAAATACAGACATAGAACAACTGGAGAAATAATCAATGTTCTCCGACATAACGAGAGAGGCGATTTTGCCGAATGTACAGACAACAACGGCAAAGTGTATGGTTTGCAAGCAAACCTGTTCAGAGATTATGAGCAGGTCATTGAGGACAAAACCATCAATTGGGAGCAGCGTAGATACGAGATTGCCAAGGCAATGCTCCCTGCAATCTATATGGACGATGGCAATGCACAACGTGCAGACCACTCGCCAATCAATGGCTTTGAGTACAAAACGCCACAAGGCTGTGCAAAAGAGGCAGTCAGTTTGGCTGATGCACTAATCAACGAACTTCAAAAGAAAGGAGCAAGCAATGAGAACAATTGATTTTCGTGGTAAAGCCGTAGGCAGTGGCCGCTGGATACATGGTGATTTGGTTTGGAATGGTCGCACTCCTGCCATTTTTGAAGATGCCAATCAAGAAAATGGTTGCATCACCGTAAAGGAAAGCACGCTCGGCATGAACACCGGGCTGAAAGACAAGCACGGCCACGAAATATACAATGGCGACATTCTCGCCCATGGAGCAAACATCATCGGTCATGTGGTCGATGGCGTGCGTGGCTACTGCTTTGATGTGGTCTATATAACGCCAGAAGGAGAAAAATCATGTCCACTTTTCGATGTGGTTACCAACTTTAACGATAAGTTGGAGATTGTCGGAAACATACATGATAAAGGAAATGGAGGTGCAGTATGAATAATGTAATTCCGAAACTCTCGGTCTTGTTAAGATTACTACTTGTTGCTCCTATTTACATTGTTGCTCTCGTTCTGTTTGTTCCATACGGAATATTCAGAGGTCTTACAGAGTCTGACATAATCCGAGATTACTTAGACCTGTTTGATGAGTTCCTTGGTAAAATATACTTTCACTATTTCAAGAAAAAGTAAAAGATGCGTTCCCGACAAGCAAGAAAAATAGTCCGCATGGTCAGATACACACCCATCGACCGCATGAGCGACACATGGTATGACAGAGGCTTGCAGTGGTGTGCCACCTACCGACAGCCCCACATTCAACAGGCTCTCCGCTATTATTGGAATGGCGTAGCGGACCGCAAGATTAAGCCATTCGATTACAAACCCAACTATCAAAGAAACAAATTCTTATGAACATCATCAACAAGAAATGCGTCAGCACAATTATTGGCGGCATCAGCGGAAACGTCACCTACAATGGTAAGACAATCAACATTCCTCGCGGCTCTCGTTTTGAGATGATAGACGGCAAGGTTCTCATCAACGGCAAGCCTTTCGAGCAGTATAACGAGGCCGACTGCCCAATCATCAAGATTGAGATTACTGGCAATGTCGAAAGCATCGAGACAGAAAGCGGTGATGTAACAATCCAAGGCGATGCAAGTAATATACACACCATGAGCGGTGATGTCCGCTGCAATGCTGTAAGCGGTAATGTAAACACCATGAGTGGAGATGTCACCTGTGATAACATCAAAGGCCATTGTTCTACAATGAGTGGAGACATAAGACGATGAAGATACGACAGGCAAGAAAAATCTTCAAGGCTTATTACAGCCCTAAGAAGAACTATTGGAATAAATACCAAGGTTTTACTCTTGGAACGTGCTTTATTTGTTTCGCTTACAAAAAACCACGTTTGCTTCATGCTCTGAATATAGCATACAAATATGAGAAGCGGTATGTGCAAATACCAACAAAGCCAAGAGCAATACAAGGTACAACTTCCATACGTCATCCCCAATATGGCCTTTGGGCTATTTTTGAAAACAAGAATAATATTTAATCAACAAAGACAATGAAAACTTACATCGGAACAAAACAGGTAAAGGCCGAACCTATGGACGAATTGGCCGCAGTTGAGAAAGGCTACGCTCGTAAGAACGAGGACAACCACGAATGGCGGCAGGGCTACCACGTTCAGTACGCCAACCCGGACGGTAGCACCTACGACTCATGGTCTCCCAAGGACGTGTTTGAGCGTTCGTACAACGTGTGTGATGAGGAACAGATTGCAATGGTATGTTTTCCTCTGACAAATCGAAGCATCAACAAGGCTGTATCGCTCCTGACTATTGGAGGTGCAGATGACAAGACTTAGGAAGAGGTCGCAGCCAAGATGGAGGATTTGAAAAAGAAAGGGTTTGCAATTGTGCCCTCAAAAATATACAACACTGGCGATGAGGGACAGCAATTTGAAATGATGGTGCCATTATTAGCATTAGGCATCAGCTTGTAAGTATGCGCCAACCCAAACGCAGGGCTAACCTGCTCTACAAACTCCGTAGGAGAGGTATCCGATGCGACACCAAGCAGCGTTGCATCTACCTCCCCTATATGGAGTCTCCTAAGAAGTACCCACAAATACCACGGCTCTGCCGTGAGTTCCACTTCTATGTTCAATTCATCATCACATGAGCAACAATACAATCCGTGTCTTTGAAGCCTTTGCAGGTTACGGCTCGCAGTCTATCGCCCTCCAACGGCTTGCCAACGATTTTGCCGACTTCCGCTTTACGGTGGTCGGCATTTCCGAGATTGACAAGCACGCCATCGCTGCCTACCGTGCCATTCATGGCGACCATGCCCCCAACTTCGGAGACATCATGCACATTGACTGGCTGCAAGTTCCCGACTTCGACCTGCTCACATACTCTTTTCCATGCCAAGATATATCCTCGGCTGGCCGTCAGCGTGGCTTTGCGCAGGGTAGCGGCACGCGCTCTTCCTGTCTGTGGGCTTGTGCCGGTGCTATCTCTGCCAAGCATCCCAAGTGGCTGCTCATGGAGAATGTCAAGGCTCTCACACAAAGGAAGTTTGCCAAGGACTTCTACAAGTGGCGCGAATGGCTTTCCGACCAAGGCTATACAAGTTACTTCCAAGTCCTCAATGCCAAGGAGTACGGCATACCGCAAAACCGTGAGCGTGTCTTTATGGTGTCCTGCCTGGGCGAACACCCTCGTTTCTTCTTTCCCAAGACGTTCCCTTTGGAGTACCGACTGAAAGATATTCTTGAGGACAATGTGGACGAGAGTTATTACTTGAAGCCTCAGCAGGTGGAGAGTATCATCAGGCATTGCGAGCGCAAGGTGGCAGAGGGGTGCGGTTTCAAGGTAAACTTCCAGTCGCCCGATGACATCAGCGGTGCAATCAAGACCAAGGAGGGGCAACGTGAATACGACACCTACATCAAGGAGCCGCTCAACACCGATATGCAGGGCAACTCTCGCACCATCACTGCCCATTACCATAAGTTGGGCTACACCGACTTTTCAAGCGACCTCTGTCCGCATACTGGTGTCATGGAGTATTCGCCTCTCTTCTTGGGCTACACT